GCAGGTATGAAAATGATCTGGGGTCAAGTAGCAGAAGGTTGGGTTATAGCATCAAGTGATATGTGGAAATATCCTTTAGGTGTAGCTAAAGCAATTAAAAAAGATTTTGCTAGAGTTGCTAAAGAACACAATATAAAAAGAGTTCAAACTGCAATTAGAAAAGATTTTGTTAAAGGTCAAAGATTTGCAGAGTGGTTAGGTTTAGAAAATGAGGGTTTAATGAAACATTATGGTTTTGATGGAACAGATCAATACAGATATGCGAGGATATTTTAATGAGTTTTGTATTTGATATTGCTGCAGGACGACAACAATCTGCACTTGGTAAATATAATCAACAAGTTTACAATAGAAATGCACTTGTAAAAGAACAAGAAGTTGAAGCAATAAAAAAACAAACTGAATTTGATATTGCTAAATTTGATCAACAATTTGAACAACTAACAGGACAAACAAAAGTAGCTACATTAAAATCTGGTGTAGAATTATCTGGAAGTGCTTTAAATATTTTAAGATATAATGTTGAACAAGCAGAAGTACAAAAAGACGTAATGGAATATAATTCACAAGTTTCTCAAGCAAGAAAAATAGAAGAAGCAAACTTTGCAAGAATAAGCGGAGTTATTGCAAAAAGAAGAGGTGATATTGCTGCACTTGGTTCTTATGCTAGAGCTGGAGAGAGTTTATTAAGAATAGGAAATGCTGGAAAATGAGAAACTATAAATCAGAATATAAAAATTATCACTCTACAACAAAACAAAAAAAAGATAGAGCTGGTAGAAATGGTGCAAGAAGAATTATGAAAAAAAAATATGGTAACAGTATATTAGGTAGAGATGTAGATCACAAAGATAGAAACCCTAGAAATAACAGTAAAAATAATTTAAGATTACAATCTAAATCTTTTAATAGATCAAGGAATCAATAATGATATATAAATTTATAATAATCTTTTTTTTTGGAGTTTTTCAGTAATGCCTAAAATACCTACATTTACATCCGAAGCTAGACCTACAGCACAAGCTCCAAGTGTTGTATCTAATATACAAATACCTTTAAATGAAACTGTAGCAGGAGCATTAAGACCATTGGGTAAAGCTGCTGAAGATTATTATGTAAAAGAAAAAGAAATTGAAGCTAAAGTACAAGCTGGGGAACTAGATGCAGATGCAAGTGTTGAAGTTTTTAATGCAGCTGCAAAAGCAGAATTAAAAAATACACCACAAGAAGGAATAGATTATTTTAATAAAGAATTTGAATCTATACAAAATAAATATAAAGCAAAAGCACCTAATAAAAATGCAGGAGACCTTTTCAATATTACTTTTTCTTCAAACAAAAGTGTTTATGTTAATAACATTTTAAAAAAAACAAGAACTAATTTAGTTACTACTAGAGTTAATCAAGTAGATCAAAAAGTTAGATCAAAAATTGCATCAGCAGTAGCTTCCGAAAATAAATTTGAATTTGATATTTTAGCTAAATCTGTAGAAGCAGATTATCAAGGTTTAGTTGATGATGGGATTATTAGTACAAAAGACCTTAAACTTTACAAAGAAAAATTACCTAATTTAGTTGAGGTTGCACAAGTTAGAAAAATAGCAACAAACAATGCTTCACAGGCATTTTTAATATTATCTGATTCAAAAAACTTTACTACAATTCAAGGTGAAGAAAGAAGAAAACTTATAAGCGAATTTGGTACACTTGCTAAACAACAAGCTGATGTAACAACTGCTTCTTTAAATAAAAGTATTATTGATAAATCAAAAGAATATATGAAAAAACATGGAGATAACAGACAATTTGGTTTTAGCACAGAAGAATTAGAAGAGTTTAAAACTGGAAACGAAGAAGCTGATAATCAAATAATAACTTTAAATGAAAAAATAGTTAATAAAGAATTTAGTTTTGATACAAACTTTAATACTAACACAGATGTAATAAAAAAAATAGCATCTGGTGAAATTAAAAATACTTCAACTAAATTTTTATTAGCAGGAGAAACAGAAGCTAAAAGTATTATAGAAAGAGCTGGTGATAAAACTATTAATAGTAAAGATTTTAAATTTTTATCAGATGTTATTATAAGAAATAATAATGATACTTTTAAAAAACAAGACCAACAATTTTTAAAATATTTTGAAAATCTTACACCACTACTTCAAGGTAATACTTTTTTAAATTACTTTGATAAAGAGTATAATGCTAAAGCTAGTGAGTTAAGACAAACACTACACGCAAGATACTTAAATGGATTAGCACAAGGTGTTCAACCAAATGATTTATTAAGTTACACATCTGAAAATTATATTGCTAAAGATATAAAAAATTATTTACCTAAAACTTCAGACTTGGGTAGCATTATTGTTGAAATGGCTGCAGAAAACAATTTTACTATTGATGGACCACTAAAAATTGAAGGAGAAAATGCAGAACAATATTTAGAAAGAATTAAAAATAATCAAAACATTGACGTAGGTGATGACCCTAGTGCTATTTTAGATGTAGATAAAAATGTGCAACAAGTAGGATCTGTGGGAGATTTAATTTTAGGTAAAGATAGATTTTTAATTTCTAATTGGAATAAATATTATCAAACTGATAACAGTAAAGTAAACTTTATAAAAGCAAAAGAAAGATTAAGTAGAGATTATACAGTTCCAAATGAAGCAGTATCTGCAATAGAAAATGCTGCTACAAATTTTGCAGGTGATCGTGGTTTTTCAAAAGAAACTTTAATAGATTATTTAACTAAAATTGGTCAAATAGAAACACAATATGAAACAAAAATACAAAGAGGAAGTAATCCAGAAAAAGAAAACTTTTATGCAAGATCATATTGGCAAATAGAAGTAGAGACAGCAAAAGATATATTAAAAAATTCTGTTCGTATATTTGGTAATAATTTTGAATCTACTTTTTCTAAAAAATATAAAGGAGAATATGAAACAGCAAGAGAAGGTTTATTAAATTTAGATGATAAAGATTTAGTTAATTTATTAGAAAAAGATGACACGTTAGCTGCTAACATTGCAGCAGCATTAATAGTAACTAGATTTGACATAGAAAAAGCATGAAGTTAGCTGAACAAGAAACATTACTACATCAAGGTGGATTTAGCCAAAAAGAAATAGAAGATTGGAAAAAAGATAAAATATTAAAATTAAATAATGCTGGATTTAGTAATGCAGAAATATCAGAAGAGTTTGGTGTAGTCTCTGCAGAAAATAAAGCTAATAAAGAATATTTTAATAATGTAAAAGCTGAATTAGAAAACGAATACTATACACAAGAATCTATATCACCAGATGATGAACTATTATATCAATCAAAAATAGATCAAGCTGATGCTCCATCTTTAAAAGAAATAGTAGTAGGTAAAGAATTTGATGGAGACGAAATATTAAAAAGAGGTTGGGGTAAAACACTATATGATATGACATATAGATTAGCTACTGATGGAGGTTTATCAGAAGCATTTACACAAGAAGAACCAGAAGATTATACTTGGTTTGAGGGTTTATTAGAAAGAGGTTTAACACTTGGTGCAGAGCTACCGATATATGGTGCAAGTTTTTTAGGAGGTACAGCCGCAACAGGTAATCCTATAGCTGGTGCATTTACTGCAGGTGCTATTCCGGGTGCTGCAAGAGAAACATTATTAAAATCATTAGAACAACAATCTTATGGACAACCAGTTGAAATAGTAAAAAATTTTTTAAAAGATGGAATTATTGAAGGTGCTAAACAAGGAACTATATTTGCAACTGCTGCTATTGCTCCACAATTAAAAATACCTTTTGTTGGTAAACTTGCAGACAGATACTTAACAAGAGTAGCATCACAACTTACAGCATTTGAAGGAGCTGGTGCAATACTTAATCAACAACTTCCAACATTAAGAGAGTTTAGTTATTCTGCAGTTATGTTTGGTGCATTAGGTGCTGTGCAACCTAAAAAAACTATGGAGAATAGAACTAAAAAAATATTTATAGATACAGGTAAAAAACCTAATCAAGTATTTAAAGATTCTTTAGTTGATAAAACAATATTAGAAGATGTTTCATCAAGAAGTTATGTAAGAGCTTACAATAAATTATTAGATAGAAAAACTGTAGAAAAAAAAGTAAAACCAGAAAAACCAGAACAATTATTTAAAGATGAATTAGCAAACAAAGCTGCAGAAAATATTGCGTTTAAACCTAAAGTAGAAATACCAACTGTTGAAAGATTAAAAGAAATGGGATCAACAGTTAAAAGAAAAACAATTATAGAAGGTATTGATACAAAATATCCTGTATTAGAAGCATTAAGAGAAGCAAAGGTAAACACTAAAACTGGTTTAGAAAAATTAAATTTATATGAACAAACAAGAATACTTGAAGGTATGCCAAATAGAGCTGCATACTTTATTGAATACAATACTTTAAATGGAAAAACATTAGCAGACAAAGGTTTAGGATTAAAAGATATAACAGCAGATATTGTTAAAAAAGGTAAAAATGAAATGCAACTATTTGAAACTTATCTTACAAACAGAAGAGCAGTAGAATTAAATGCTAGAGGTATTGAAACAGGATTTGATATTGCAACTGCAAAAGCATTTACTAAAAAATATAAATTACAATTTGAAGAAGCAGCAAAAAAAATAGACACATACAATAGACACCTTTTAGAATATGCTGTTGATGGTGGATTAATATCTAAAGATGCTTTTAATGCTATGACAGAAGCAAATAAAAACTATGTTACATTTGCAAGAGAATTACCTAAAGATGGTAAAAAAGGTTATACTGAAGGATCAGTAAATCCTTTTAAAAGAATTAAAGGAAGTAAAGAAAGAGTATTTCCACCATTAGATGCTATTGTAAATAATACAAATAAAATTGTAAACCTTGCAGAACGAAACCAAGTTAAAGTTAATTTTATAGATTTTATAGCAAAGAAAAAAGGTGCGGCTGAAGCTGTTAATGCTCCAGATCCTTTTCCTTATATTAATAAAACAAAACCAATATTAAAACCTATAAAAATTCAAAGAAAAGAATTAGAAAGATTTTTTGAAAAATCAGAAATAGATAAAATGTCAGATAAAGCTGTAAGTGAATTTACAATATTTAGACAAGAATTTACAGCTACAGATAAAGGTCAAATACTTATTAAAAGAGATGGTAAAACAGAATCTTGGGATGTGGGTGTTGATTTAGCAAATGCTTTTAAAACAATGGATCAACAAGGATCTAGTATGTTAATGAATTATTTGGGTGCTCCTGCAAGAACATTAAGAGCTGGTGCAATATTAATACCAGATTTTGCTGTACCTAACTTTTTTAGAGATACTATTCAAGCAAGTTTTTTAAATAAAGTTGGATTTGTTCCAATACAAGATTCAATTATTGGTGCATTTAATATTATTACAAAAGGTAATAATAAAAAAGCTATGGCAATGTATAAAAAATATGTGAAATCTGGTGGTATGCAATCTACATTGTTAGCTGTTGATAAACCAAATATATTTGATGGTAAAGTTTTTGACATATTAAATAAAGGACCAATAAGAAATTCAGATAGAGGTGTATTAGCTCCATTTAAAGCACTAACAAGATTGTCAGAGGAAATGACAAGATTTAGAATTTTTGAAAAAACTTATAAAAAAGCTATTGAAAAAGGTTTAACAGAAAAACAAGCTCTTGAAAGAGGAGGGTTTGAAGCTAGGAATCTTTTAGATTATGCTAAACGAGGATCACTAGGTGCAACTGTAAATAGATTAGTTCCATTTTGGAACGCAAGAGTTCAAGGTTTAACAAGGGTATATGAAGCATTTAGAGATCAACCCGGAAGAACATCTGCTATGATTGGTGCTTACATTGTAATACCAACACTAGGTTTTTATATGTTAAATAAAGATGATAAAGATTATAAAGAAGAACCAGAATGGATTAAACAAAATTATTGGTATTTTAAAATAAATGATAAACCATACAGGTTTCCAAAACCTTTTGAAGTAGGTACATTAGTTTCGTCTGTTATTGAAAAAACTTTAGATTGGGTAAGAACAAATGAACCTCAAGAATGGAAAAAATTTACATATAATTTCTTTATAAATAATGCAAAAGGATTTTATCCTATTCCTACTGTTGCAAGACCTTTTATAGAAAATTTTATGGATTATAGTTTTTTTAGAGATGCACCGATAGTTCCAAAATCATTAGATAAAAATTTACCTAATAAATTTTATTATACTGAATATACATCTGAAACATTTAAACTACTTTCAAAAACAATTAATGGATTAGTAGGAGATGACAGTTTTCTTGCAACAAAACCTATTCATGCAGAAAATGTATTTAGATCATGGACCGGTGGATTGGGTAGATATATTATAGATACTTTAGATTATGCTATAATTAAAGCTAAAATTATAGAAGATCCTATAAAACCTACAGATACACTATCTAAAATACCAGTTGTTAGAGCATTTGACGTAAGAGATGTGCCGGGATATTCAGCTCAATCTATAGTTAGATTTTTTGAAGAATTTGAAAAAGTTGAGACTATTATAAATGGTATGGATTTTGCTAAAAAGGCAGGAGATTTTGAGGAATACCAAAGATTAAAAGAAACATTAAATGTAGACGAAGTTCAATTATTAGAATATAGAAAATCAATAAAAGAGATAGATAAGCAGATAAGAAACATATATAACTTAAAAGAATTTCCAAATGGTGATATACCAACACCAGATGAAAAAAGAGAGTTGATAGATGACTATTATAAATTAATGATAAATTTTGCTCAACAAGGCTTAAGTTATCTTGAACAAACAAGAAAAAAGTAATATAGAAAAGTAATATGACAGTATCAAGCACAACAGTAAAAAATTCCTACTCCGGCAATGGTAGTACAACACAGTTTGCCTACACATTTAAAATATTTGCTGATTCAGATTTACAGGTAATTATTAGATCATCCACAGGAACAGAGACAACTAAAACTATAACTACACATTATACAGTAGCGGGTGCGGGTGATGCTAGTGGAGGTTCAATAACTTTCACATCTGGCAACACTCCTGCTTCTGGTGAGACAGTTGTTATTAGAAGGAATGTCCCGCAAACTCAAGCGATAGATTATATCGCTAATGATCCATT